TGGTAAACCTGTATATGAATCGTTTAATGATGAGGTTCATGTAGCAAAAGGAGATGTAGCTATTGCAAAGGGTGTTCCAATATTTGTAGGTATAGACTTTGGACTTACACCAGCTTGTGTATTTGCACAGCGTATTCGTAGTAGATGGGTAATCATAGATGAATTAGTTGCAGAAGATATGGGTATAGTAAAGTTTTCAGATGTTATGAAAGCACATATGGCAAAGTATTTACCAAGAGATTTTTATATATATGGCGATCCTGCTGGAGATCATAGAGTACAAACAGATGAATCTACACCATTTCAAATATTAAGAGGTAAAGGTATTCATGCAAGACCAGCACCATCTAATGATGTATTAATAAGATTAGAATCAGTTAATGCAGTATTATCAAGAATGGTAGATGGAGAGTCAGGTATCTTGCTTGATCCTAAATGTAACAATTTAATTAGAGGTTTTGCTGGTGGTTATCATTATAGACGACTTCAGGTATCAGGAGAAAGATATGATGAGAAGCCAAATAAGAATAGATTTTCTCATATTCATGATGCTTTGCAATATTTACTATTAGGAGCAGGAGAGGGAAGAGCATTGACTATTGGAAAGAAATCTAATAAACCTGTAGTTGCGAAGAGGAACTTCAATGTATTTGATGTCAAACCTAAGAGCGTTTACGAAAGGAGAAGATAATTATGTGTGCAGGCCCATTTAAACCAAAAGCACCCCCACCACCTCCACCACCAGTAGAGGAGGAAAGTGTAAGGCAACAAAGAAAAAGATTAAGAAGTCAAGAAATGGCTGAAAAGAAAAAATTAAAACAAGAACAGTTTGAAGATAGAGTTGCCGCTTTCACAGGTAGAAGAGGTAGAAGATCACTTCTTACAGGAAGAAGAGGCGGTCAAGGTTTTGAAGTTTCAGCTCAGCTCATGTCTAAACCGACACTAGGAGCATAATGGTAGTTGAAGTAAAACCACAAAGACCAGAAGAATATTCTGAATCAGGAGTTAGAATATTACTTAATAGATATAATCATGCAAAAGCTATTAAGGATATGTGGCTTCCTACATTTGAAGAATGTTATGAATATGCTTTGCCACAAAGAGAATCTTTTTATGCTGAGTCTATTGGTAGAAGAAGATCAGATCGTATCTTTGATGAAACAGCAGTAGTTGGTGTACAAGAATTTGCTAGTAGATTACAATCAGGTATTGTTCCTAACTATGCAAGATGGGCAGACTTTGTAGCTGGTTCAGAAATACCAAAGAACGAACAAAGAGAAGTTAATTTATTATTAGATCAAGTAACTGAGTATGTATTTGAAATATTACAGAACTCAAATTTTTCACAAGAAGTACATGAAACATTTTTAGATTGTGCAGTAGGTACTGGTGTACTCTTAGTAGAAGAGGGAGATGCAATACAACCAGTTAAATTTAAAGCAATCCCATTACCACAAGTAGTTTTAGATTCAGGGTTTGATGACAAGATAGATCATATCTATAGAAAAAGAATGATTAGAATGAAAGAATTATTAGTAGCTTATCCTAATGGTACTTTATCAGAAAAAATGAAAATGGATATGGAGAAGATGAGTGAACATGAATGTGAAATTATAGAAGTAGTTTATAGAGATTATTCAAATACAAAAGAAGAACAACATAAGTTTTGTGTAATTGCACCAATGTATGAACATGAAATAACACAACAAACATTTAAAGGTTTAGGTTCTAATCCATATATTATTTATAGATGGTCTAAAGTTGCAGGAGAAGTTTATGGAAGAGGCCCATTACAATTAGCGTTACCTGCAATTAAAACTTCTAACTTAGTTATAGAATTAATTTTAGAAAATGCACAAATGTCTATCTCAGGTATGTATCAAGTAGAAGATGATGGAGTTATAAATGTAGATAACATATCATTAATTCCAGGTACTATTATTCCAAAAGCGGCTGGTTCATCAGGACTACAACCAATAGCACCAGCAGGTAATTTTAATGTTAGTGATTTAGTATTAAGAGATATGAGAAGTAATATTAAGAAAGCATTATACAATGAAATGTTAGGAGTAGCTAATGATAAAACTCCTATGTCTGCAACAGAAGTAGCAGAAAGAATGGCTGATCTATCAAGACAAATAGGAGCGGCATTTGGTAGATTACAAGCTGAATTAGTTAATCCTGTTTTACAGAGAGTAATATATATTCTTAAGAAACAAGGTAGAATTAAAATACCAGTAGTTAATGGTAGAGAAATAAAAATTAAATCTTCATCTCCACTAGCACAAGCACAACATCAACAAGATGTAGCAACACTAGATAGATTTTTAGGAATGGTTCAAACAAGAGTTGGGCCACAGTTATTAAATCTTTTAATTAAACAAGATGAAGCGGCTAAGTTTGTAGCTAAGAAGTTAGGAGTGCCTGAAGAATTAATTAGATCGCCTGAAGAAATGCAACAGGCGGCACAACAATTCCAAGAGATGCAACAGATGGCACAACAACAGGGGGGAAATCAAGGAGAACCACAGCAGTAATGAGAGTGTCATGCATAATTCTGTACTTGTAATAAGTGATCTTCATATTCCCTATCATCACAAAGATTCTTTTAAATTTTTAAAAGCAATTAAAAAAGAATTTAAACCTGATACTGTAATTAATATAGGCGATCTATTAGACTTCCATGCAATATCAATGCATGAACATAATCCTGATTTGCCAAGTGCAGGACATGAATTAGATATAGCTAGAGAATATGTAAAAGAACTAGAGGGAATATTTCCTGAAGTAACTGAAGTAGATTCTAATCATAGTAGTTTAGTTTATAGAAGAGCATTAAGATTTGGAATGTCAAAACAATTCTTAAAACCATATGGAGATTTTTTAGGAACTCGTAAATGGAAATGGATTGATGATATTACTTTAAAATTAAGTAATGGAAAAAAATGTTTTTTTACACATGGTAGATCAGCAGACATTTTAAAAGTTTCACAGACAATGGGTATGAGTGCAGTACAAGGACACTATCATACAAAGTTTGTTATATCTTATTGGGCTAACCCTGATGATATATTCTTTGGTATGAATGTAGGTTGTTTAATCAATCAAAAGTCAATGGCTTTCTCATATGCTAAAAACTTTAGAACAAGATTTATTATTGGCTGTGGAATAATACTTAATGGAATACCAAGACTTCTTCCAATGGTATTAGATAAAAATGGTAACTGGATAGGAGAAATAGTATGACAGATAAAATAAACCCTGATTATTATCAAAAGGGAGAATGTACTTGTGGTAAAAAATTACAGACATATGACTATGTTAAAAACTTACCATATGCAGATGCTACATCTATTAAATATATTATTCGCCATAGAGATAAAGGTGGATCAACAGACATCAAAAAAGCTATATGGTTTTTAAAAAAGATATTGATAGATGAGTATAAAGAAACCGAGTAAACCTATAGTTGTAGGAGATAAGAAGTATTACAAATATCTTATAGTTTGGGAAGATATTGTTGGAGATAGCACGATTACAGATTACAATGAAACTAATAATATGCATTGTGCTTTAATTAAAACTGAGGCATATATATTTAAAAAGACTAAGAAATATGTACATTCTTTTAGTAGCTATCAAAATGATAATGGCGAAATAGGATTTGGGGATAGAAATATTTACCCTAGAAGTGTAATCAAAAAGATGTTAAGGATATAGCAAGAATGAAAGCAGAACAAAAAAATAAAGCCCTTATAGGTTTGGATAACTTTAAAAGAAGTTCTGATGATGAAGAAAAATTAAATAGTGCTTGTACAGCATTGTTTAGTACTGACATTGGTGTGTCAGTTCTCCAATACCTAAAATCAATTACCATTGAGTCGGTAGCTGGGCCTGAAATATCTGATAACTCTCTAAGACATTTAGAGGGGCAAAGATATATTGTTGGGTTAATACAGCGTAGAGTCAATAAGGGAAAAAGTCAAAACATAGTAAAGGAGAAAAACAATGAGTGAAGAACAAGTACAACCTGTTGAACAGACACAAGAAGCTGTACAACAACAACCACAGGAAAATGTTTCACATGAAACGCAAGAAGCAACAACTACTGAACCTAGTCCTAAACCAGAATATATACCTGAAAAATTTTGGAATACAGATAAAGGCGAAGTTAATATGGAAGAATTTGGTAAGTCTTATACGAACCTTGAAAAGTATGTAGGTGGTAAGAAAGAAGAATTACGAGATCAAATTGTTGATGAACTTCAACAAGAAGCCATAGCAGAAAGACCTGAAAAGGTAGAGGGTTATGAATTACCTAAATTACCTGAGGGAGTAACAGAAGAATTAGTAAATTCTAATCCTATGACAGATTGGTGGAAAAACTTTTGTTATGAAAATGCATACGATCAAGAAGTATTCCAAGATGGAGTAAATAAATATGTTGATATGTATGTAGGTAATCAAGTTGATGTTGATGCAGAAAAAGAAAAGCTAGGCGAAAATGCTGATGCTAGATTAGATGCAGTAAATAGTTGGGCATCTACTTTCTTTACACCTGAACAATATGAAATGATTTCTACATCCTTAGGGCAAACTGTTGATGGAGTTGAAGCATTAGAAAAAATGATGAATAGTAATAAACAAACTATATCTAATGCACAAAACTTTACACAACCTGAAAGACCTCTAACATTAGAGGATGTTCGATCTATGATGAAAGATAAAAGATACTTTGATCCCAAAGAAAGAGATGAATCTTATGTGAGAAAAGTAGATGACGCTTTCGCTAGATTGTATCGTGGATAAGTTAATAGTAGAAAAAACTACACCTGAACATTGTTTTGATCTTGCCCCTAGACTAAAAGCTATTGATAGATATGAATTAGCTTTATGGGGGCTTGATCCTCTTCTTGCATTATTACAACCATTTAGATTTAAGAGAAGAAAAAATATACATTCATTCACAATATTAACAGAATCTAAACAAGAAGTAGTCGCTATTTTTGGTGCAGTATCAACAAAACATAATCATAAAATCGGCACAATTTGGTTTTTAGCATCAGATTTATTAGATAAACACTATGCTTATTTCCTTAAAAGGAATAAGAAATGGCTACATTACCTAGAAGAAAACTATGATTATCTTTGTAATTATATAACTGAAGAGCATCAAACAAGCATAAGATGGTTAAAATGGCAAGGGTTTGAATTTTCTAAACCTATGCTTGTAAAAAATGTAAAAGTGTTGTATTTCTATAAACGATTACATAATGTAGTCAAAAATGGGATGCAACCTATTTTGAATGAAATCGGCCCAGCATGGAAAACCGAGTTAAGTCAAAAAAGATAATTGCTTAATTAATAACAACAACAACGACAAAAAGGAGGCAACATGAGTACATCTATTTCAACTGCCTTTATTAAGCAGTTCGAGTCTGAAGTTCATATGGCTTATCAGCGTATGGGTTCAAAACTGCGTAATACTGTAAGGCAAGTTAATAATGTAAAAGGTAGCCAAGCGAGATTCCAAAAAGTCGGTACTGGTACTGCTGTGTCTAAATCAAGACACGCACAAGTTCCAACTATGGATATCTCTCACTCAACTGTTGATGTTACTCTTTCAGACTTCTATGCGGCAGACTATGTAGACCGATTAGATGAATTGAAAACTAACATTGACGAAAGACAAGTCCTATCTCAATCTGCGGCGGCGGCTTTAGGTAGAAAAACTGACCAGACTATCATTGATGTATTAGATGCTGGATCAAACTCAAACAATGTAGCACATGGTTCTGCTGGATTAACTCTAGCAAAAGCATTTACAGTGTATGAAGCATTTGGTTCAGGAGATATACCTGATGATGGCCAAAGATACTTTGTAGTATCTTCTGCTGGTTGGGCTGATTTATTACAATTAGATCAGTTTTCTAGAGCGGAATATGTAGGGGAAGCACAACTTCCTTATGCAGGTGGCTTAACAGCTAAGAGATGGCTTGGCTTTATGTGGTTTACACATTCAGGTCTATCAGTTTCAGGAACAACTAGAGAGTGTCATGCTTATCACAGATCAGCATTAGGTACTGCTATGGGTTCTGAAATTAGAACTGAAGTGAACTACATTCCTGAAAAAGTCAGTAACTTAATCACATCTTATATGTCAATGGGTTCAACTATGATTGATAATAATGGTGCGATCAAAGTACAAATAACAGAATAGGAGATAACTATGGCGTTAAATACAGCAGACTTAAAAAAGGTTGCAGGTGGTGCTAATAGTATATTTTACTATACTACTACTGACGCAACAGGTACAAGTTCAGGTCAAACTGGATCGAGTGGTTACTTCAATGGTGCTACAAATGAGTTAAAGCAAAATGACATCATTTTTGTAGTAGCATCAACTGGAGGAACAAGGACTATTGATATGCATGTAGTAAGTTCCGCAACTGGAGCGGCTACTGTAACAACTATCATTGGTTAATTGGTACTTTAAACAAATGGTATGGGGGGAGTTTACTTTCCCCCATATCTAGTATAAGAATTAAATATGGCTGACAGTAAATTTGATATATGCAACAAAGCAATGGTATTAGTAGGTGCTAATACAATCTCAAGTTTTACTCAGAATACAACAGAATCAAAAGTAGCAAGTCAGCTTTACGAAGCAACATTAGAAAATTTAATCACAAGATGTAGATGGAGATTTGCAAGTAAACAATCTCAATTAAGTAAAAATACAACTAATCCTGATGCAAGATATGAATCTTCATATGCTTTACCAAATGATGCATTAGTTATCCACACAGTTACAGTAGCAGATGATGTTATTAAATATGATAGATATGGACAAAATTTATTTACAGATACTACATCTAGTGATATTGTTATTGCAGATTACACTTTCCAACCTAGTGAAAGTGATTTTCCTCCATACTTCAAACAGACGCTGGTTTTCGAACTGGCGTCTTTATTTGCAGGAGCAATAGCAAGAAACGATCAATTATCAGAATTGTATCACAAGAGAGCAATAGCCCAACTTGCAATAGCAAAAGGACTAGATGCACAAGCACAAACTACAAGAAGAATGGAAGTGGAAAGATTTAGAAATACTAGAAATCATACAGCGTTAAGCGGAATCAGATAGGATGAACTATGGCAAGACAAAGGGTTCATCAAGCTAGTTTCTTAAGAGGAGAACTTGATCCAAAAATATTATCTCGTGTTGATTTAGCGGCTTATGGTCAAGGATTAAAAAAAGCAAGAAATGTAATACCAGTTAATCAAGGTGGTATTGAAAGAAGAAGTGGTAGTGTTTACAGAGCAGACTTAGGTGCTGTTTCAAGAATAGAACCATTTATATTTAATGAATCACAAGAATATGTATTTGCTTTTCAAAACCAAGCATTAAAAATTTATTCTACTAATGGTACTTTAGTAGCAACATTATCATCATGCCCTTGGGTTACTTCAGAGTTATTTGAAATGAACTATACTCAATCAGGAGATAACATGATTATAGTACATGAAAACTTTGTACCACAAGTTATCA